ACCAGCGTTCCATTGCCATAAGACATAAGAATTTCCAGAAACTTGGTTAATGTCACCAGTACCACCACTAGAATTTCCTACAGAAATTCCGTTTGAATTGAACGATGTGACATAGGTCGAGTTTGTCTGCTCTGCGTTTGTTAAATTTGAGAATAATTGATAATTTGGACCACGCACGGAATCAGAAAGAACATGAGTGTCAGCAGATGTGCGGTTTTTAGCCCAAATAAAATCAGGATAAAATGTCTTACCAAGTGCGTTATTACCGCCATTGGACTGTGAGTTGACAATAGACTGAGAAGATCCTGTTCCTGTGTAAAGCGTAGCAGCATTATATAATGCGCCATTAGCAATAGCAGGAGTTGGCAGATTATATGTGTTTAATGCCCTAAATCCAGATGGTGGCGTATATGTAAATGGCTGTTGACCAAAATTTGCACTAATTGGATAAGTTTCACTTGCTCCATCGTGAAAAATAACAGGCGTAACTGTTTTTCCAGACAAATTAGTAAATGCGGTCCCTTGGCTAGTTCCGTTTAGATAAAAGGTTATTGTCCCATTATCCATATCTAACGCAACGGCAAGATTGGCATTACTGCCCCATGTTGAACCATATGCAGTTCCAGAACCATTATATTTTTGCCCGTTATATCCATAATATAACCAAGCTGAAGTACTGGTAGATAATCCAGTTGTATTTGCCAATGAAGGATCACACACGCCAATTATAGGCGTTCCAGTTCCACTTATCGTACCCATGCCCAATTCAAAATACCATTTACCCGATGACACAGCCATTGAACCACGGGTTTGATAATTATACGCGCCACTGGATGACAGTGTGGCTAATAAATTTCCAGAAGTTAATGTATACCCATAATTTGAAAGTGGATTTAACACAGCATAATTACTTGCCGCAGCACTCAGTGTTGGGCTGTCGATCATAGCATCGTATGTTGAACCAGCAGTCAGGCTGATATTATTGCACGTCCAGTTATTGCTGTTTCCTGAATTGTCATAACCTAATGTTGTTGTGCTGGTCGTGTTATTAAACTTCAAATAGAAACCATTGGTTCCATAAGTACCAGCGTATTTAATTGGCTGCCATACACCTGTTGTCGTGCTGTATGAACCAAATGATGTCGGTGTTAATGCTTGGCCGTCAATGAAGTTTACTTCGGTTATGTATCCATCAAAATATGCACCAGACGTTCCTCCGATAACATGAGATTGACCCGACGCATTAAAATAACCCGCATAATTTAATGATGGGTCAGTTGAAGATGAAAAAGACGTTATTTGTGCGCCATTTATATAAAGCAAAACCCTGTTGCTTGCAGTGGCATTTGCAGAATCATAAACAGCAACAATGTGATACCAAGCCGATGGATCACGGAATACTTGGGTGGTAATTCGGTTATATTGATAGCCAGAATTATATTGATAAAACGTCAGAGTATTATCATTTTGAAGCTGAATATTTGCCGTTCCTGTGCTGGCAGCCGTAAATAAATTTCTATTTACTGTTAATGCGCCTAATTTAACCCATGCACTCCATGTCCATTTGATCGCATTTGTTGGTGTGCCAAACGTCCTATTCAAATACGCAGTAGAACTAGCCCGAAGCCGCAATGAATTATTGACGGTGTAACCAGTCGCAGAAGAAGCAATCAGAAGTGGATCAATTTCGACAGGAAGTCCCATAGATCACGCCACATTCAATATAGAGTTGACCGTAATGCTCGTTGAGTTACGAACACAATAAACCAAAGCATCCACAGCATTAGCCGCAGTTGATAATGTTGGGGCTGTATTGCCGGGAAAGCGCCAGATTGAGCCATAGGACAATGTTCGAGATCCCGTAGCGTCCTGCACAACGTAAATAATGCCCGACTGACCAGCCGTGATATTAGTGGCATTAGCCAATGTGCGGTTGCCGCCCAAGGTCACAGTAAAGTTATTGTTGGCGCCAAAATTAGGGGTAATCGTTGCACCATCTGTAAGCGTGGCAATATTCATATAGGCATTGCCAGTTGCCGCAATTGTGACGTTGCTATTGATGGTCGAGATATTGCCCGTTGTTACAACGGCTGTGGTAATCGTAGCATTACCCCCAGTGATGAGGACGTTAGCAAGAGCGTTTGTTCCGTTGCCGATACCATTGATGCCATTCACCACAGTAGTGAAGTTAGCATCAAGTTGCGACAGAGGAATCGACGATGTTGCCGTCGCAAAGGTGTAGGTTACGCTAATTGGCAGAGACATTAGAACCTCGCTCTTAATTCGTATTCCATCTCAAATGTATTGAGAGTGAAAGCTGGTGTTGATGATGTTATCGTAAGTCCCAGATATTTTCCATACTGCTGTGCATCTGATTTATACAGAGTATAGCCTGAACCGCCCGTCCATGTAATTGTTTGGTTTAAATTATTTAACCAGCCAATTTGGGCGTTTGAATTGTTCACCCAATAAATAATATTGCTGAATGTGTAGCCCGGACTCGTGTTGGATTGGCTATCAACCGTAATGGTGAGATCACCACCTTCAGTTAACGTGGCCTCAACGCCAAACTTTAGAGCTTGTTTGTCGCGTATAGTGTCCTGCATAGGCCATAAGGCCGTTTGAACGGTGGAATTGATGGACGCTAACGGGCTGCTGTAAAACTGAAATAAATCCGTTCCGCCTGTTGCATAAAGATATATGATTCCAAGGTAAGGTACTGAAGTCGTTAATAAACTTGTCCCTTGAGACGTGATAAACCACTTTTTATCAAAGAACACAGCCTGTATAGGACGTGTGATCCTTTGGACAGGGTCTTTGTAGTAGAAGTTGAAAGCAGCACAGAGGATATTGTTGATGAGAACCTGACCACCTGTGACGGGATAGGTGAAGTCAATATCAGGGAAAATACCATCTAAAGCATCAGACAACTTGGTTGTCGTAGCACCAACTAGAGCGTAGACACCATAATCATTCATAAATAACAGGGATCTAAAGTAGGCGAATATGGCATTTGGACGCCTTGAACCTACTGATGCCGACACGTTGGTATTGGTAAATGTGGTCACGCCTGTTGATTGCACAGCCACGTCTGAGAACACGTTAATGCTGTCATCACCAAATATGTACAGGAAGTTATTTGCGCTCACCATCGCATTGATGTTGGAGTGCAGGGTGCTATCCGTAATGGTCACAGAGCCAGCCGAGACGCTGGAATAATCATTGTACTGACCTGCCGCAGAGTAATAAACTGTACGGCCCTGAGAGAGCCACACGCGGCCTTGGAAGGTTTGTATAGATGTTGTGGGGTTAGTGCTGACAACTGCCGTAGCCGCAGCCCCAGAACCGCCTGTACCTGTGTTGTTAAACACAACCGTGGGAGCGCTGGTATATCCAGTGCCGGGGTTAGTCATAATGATCTCGGTGACAATTCCGCCTGATATAATGGCTGTTGCCGCTGCCCCTGATCCACCACCGCCTGTAAATGATATTAAGGGAGCAGTAGAATATCCAGATCCAGAATTGGTGACTAAAACACCGACTGTACCTGTAGAAAAATTTAAATAACCAACGACCGCTGTGGCATTAGTTGTTGCTCCACCGCCTGATATTGTGACGGTTGGGGAATTTGTATAGCCAGATCCAGCGTTGGTAATGCTAAGGGCTGAGACAATTCCTGAGCCTAAGACTGCCGTCAGATTTGCCCCAGATCCTCCCCCTCCTGAAATTGTAATAGTTGGAGCCGTTGTATAGCCATAACCGGGGTTTGTTATTTGAACACCAGCAATAGCTCCGCTTGAAAGAGTTGTTACAACAGCCTGAGCAACCACACCATTGATAGATCCGGGGTCTGAAAAACTCAGTGTTGGAAAACTCGTAAAACCCGTACCACCAGAGTTAATGGTGATATTTGTAATGGTGCTTGCAACATTAGAGATTGTTGCAACAGCCGTTGCCTGAACGCCATTTGCTTGATCTGGAGCTGAAATTGTGACTTGAGGCGTCGTTGTATAACCAGCACCGGGGTTTGTTATACCAATTGCTGATATACATCCAATGGTCACAAGATTGGCTGTGTCCCATGAGTAAAGACCCTTGTTAGGATCAGCAATCATCACACGTTCATCTTTCCATTGAGCAATACTTACATTAGCCGTCGAGAATGTTCCAGCCGAAGCTATTGTGCCTTTTGTTGCCGTCTGAATTTCATAATATTCAGCGCCACCATTAGCTTCAAAAGCCAAGATGTAGTCGTTATTATTGATGTTGCAAGAATCAATATGAGTGACTGTATTTGACCATGTGACATTTGCGATGGTCGTTGATTGAGGCACAACCTTTAGGTTTGCATAGCCAATAGGCTGCACGTTCTCAATCCATGAAAACTCAGTTTCATCAATCGCAGTTCTATTAGACTTTGTGTTAAGGGATTTGAACGCCTTAACAACTTGATAATTTTTTTTCTGTTCTGGTGAAGCTGCCATTAGTTCACCTGTAGATATTGCGTGGGCAACCTACGAGTAAAGGCAGTCGACAGAGTATTTTGAACTTTCTTCTGGTACTCAGCTTTAAAGAGTTCAGACTCGCCATAGCTCTGTTCTTGATATTTGGCTTGATGAGCCGCGTAATAAGAGACAGGAGAAATCCAACTGTCAGGAATAGTTTCAACGTCTGTCAAAGCGACGAGTGGATCTGGGAGTACCACTGTATCAAGTTCCATGACATACACTTGATCTGGTACAGGTCCGAGATAGATGGTTCCAGTACCATAAATCGAATAAGCGATGGGACGATTGTAATATGATTGCCAATAGCGCAACTGAGCATTGAAGTTACTCCATGCCAGATAATTCAGGGGTATGCGCGTATTGCCCCAATAAATATTTATGTTGATAACATCAATTGTGTTGTTACTATTGGGGAGAGATCCGTAAGTATAGGTCTCTTGATTTGTGACCGTAGCGCTTGTTTGCAAAATACGATTGCAGCCCGTGTCTCTGACGAGCTGAACACGAGCTTGATTGATGTAAAGAGTTAGCTGATCGTTAGTCCAGAAATTTGCATTTGTATCATGCAACAAGAGGCGAACTTGCGTGATGTAGTCTTGAAGTGTTGTCATTGGTCATCCACATCATGCAGCCTGTGTCCCTTTCCCCCCTCCCCGTATAGGCGCAGGGAGAGGGGTCCGGTCTACCGTTGGGGACTTACTTCGGTAGACGTTCTGCCGGGTCTCAGAAATATCAAATTGATTTAATCTTTCGAGAGCCTTCGGCATATCCAGATTTGTCTTAGTCCAGCCAAGCCGAACTAAATTCTCGGTTTTGTCATTTTTCAAATACCCAAACGTGTGAATCGCAACTTCAACCGGTACTTCCACCGGAATGTTCGGGGGAAACTTGTAAGTCTCCCCTGCCCATTTGTCCGTTAGTTCTTCACTCGTTTTATTGAGTATCCAAACTGATGACATTAGAAGTTTACCACATCACCGAAAACAGAGACGGTAACTGAGCTGTTTGCGACTGCTGTATTCACCACCACAAATAAAGCATTTGCTGTTACTGTGTTTGTGAGTGTGACAGAAGCAAGAGTCAGATCTTGGTATGTGCCTGCACCCGTCACGTTGCCAAGCAACTGAGCAGATGCAACAGCATTTGATGTATTTCCATCTGACGATGTCAGAATAGAAATGTTACCAAGAGCCATGCTCGGTACCGTACCACCAGCGGTGTTGCTAGGATTTGCAACTGTAATGCGGCGAAGGATGATTTGCCCATTGTTGGACAAACCACCACTCAATAATGGCAATACTGCCACTGCATTACCTGTTGCAGCCAGAGATACAGGCTTTGCAACGGCAATACGATAATTGCCAAAGCTGTCCTGATAATTCTGTGCGACTGAATCCATACTAGCCATTAGAGTTCTCCTTAGCTAGCGTTGTAGGTTCCAGTAACAGCCTGACCACCGTTCACGTTGAACAATGTTACTGTCTGTGAGCCAGTCGTTGCATTGGCGCGGAGGTTGTAACCATCCGAAATCAATGAACCAGAACCGACGTTGGCAGCAATAAGAGTTGTCCAAGCATTTGTGTTGGTTGACGTGTTGAAGTTATTCACTTCAATTGTCACGTTTGCTGTTGGTGGTAAAAGATAAGTACCAGCAGGAATGTACTGAGCGCTTGACACGCCAGCGTTCATTGCTGTGGCATTACCGATACCCACGTTTGCGATTGTCTGTGTCAGAAACGTCGAAGCTGCCTGATTGGTAGAGACGTTTGCGACAATTATTTTGCTAAAACCACCTGACATTGTCGGTTCTCCTTAGAGTGAGAGCGAGTTGTAGCCAGTGACCTTAGTCATAGACTTAGGCTTCGTGGAGACAAGCTCTGCGATGTTGAGGACAGCGCCGACGTAGCCAATTTGCCAGTTAGGCAAAGTTGACTCAAAGCCAGTGAACACGAACTGACCTTGCTCATGGATGTAGAGCGAGAGATAGTTTGTGTTGAGGAGGTACAATGTACCTTCTGGGCAGTATGGATCTGGGTAGATCGGAACGCCAGCAACCATGAGAGCGCGGAAAGCAGCTTGTGGGCCGTTTGCGTCGCCGTCAAAGCCATGACCCGGAGTGATGACATATTGTTCTTGACCAACATAGTCTTGGGCAAGCAATGTCCAAGTACCGAAGCCACAAACACCGAATGTTGGGACTTCAGCGCCCTTCTTAACAGTACCAGAGATGTACTGAAGGACGTTCTGACGGGTTGGGTTGACGTTACCTGCGGCATAAACTTTTGACGACCACCAAGGATAAGTCGTGCGGTTAATGTTGCCGTAAGTTGCAACGGTTGTGCCATCGTCAACAGCGGCAGGCAAGCCTGTGAACTGCTGAGTGTTGCTTGTGTTGTTGTACAGCGCAGTTGCCATCGCGTCCATCATCACGTTCGTCGCGTCGTTCATACGAGCTTCGATCAATGGGATAATTGCGTGGTCTTGTTGTACAGCGCCTTCCATGCCGAGGAATGGAACGGGAGCAATCATAAGCTTGAGATCGAACTCAGCATTGAAAGCACCTTGCTGAACAGCAGGCTGCGAGAATGAACCAGAATAATCTGACCATTGAGCATTAACAAATTGAGCGCCTTGAACCGGAACGGTAACAGACGAGACACCGCCTGTTGCTGTTTGGCTATTAGCGATCAAAGCTGCCATAAGAGGAGTGCTGTTGTAGATCTGCACAACCATCTTAGGAATAAAGGCACGACGCGTAACGTATGTAAGTTCGTTATATTGCGATGTGCCAGCGTTGGGGACTATACCGCCACCAATAGGCATTTGACTTCTCCGTTGTTACTAACCGTTTAACTCTGTCCCCAGTTTCAGCTAAAACCCAATGGGCCGTGGATTCTTCCGCAGTTCATTGAGGGCTTTGGCAGCTTCGTCGCGGGCATGGCCCACAGGATTCTTAAAAAAGCCAGATAAAGTGTTGCGAGCTTGCTCGTTCAAAACATTACGGCTTTCGAAGGCCGATGGTGTTGGAGTCGCTGCTTGCTTCATCCACTTGTAGTATTCTGCCGCAGTATCGTGATCGTGAATTTTTTTCTCAAGCATCACTTTCTCGACTTCTTCAATTTCTTCTTCAGACTGAATTTTTCCAGTTTTAAGAAGCTTTTCACGGCGTTCTTTTAAGGAATCCAATGCATCACGCTCACGGAGCTTGCCTTCAAGCTGGTCAACGCGGTTGCGTTCTTCATCCAGCTTACGAGCCATCTCATCTTTAAGGTCGATTGAATCAATAGTTAAATTCGGACGACGCTTTTTTGTGAGCCTAAGAAACGCCTCTCGGGTTTCTGGATCATCTGAGAGTTCCCTTGCAAGGAGAGCAAGTTCATCTCGGGCTTCAGGTGTTAGATCTTCGAGAGACGCCATTTTAATCCCCTATAATAGCGTTAGATAACTTTTTTGCCGTCGCCGGGAGGAACAATCTTATAGATATTGTTCGCAGCGGTCTTTTTGGGGCCAGAAAGCCCACCGAACCGGTCATAGCGAGGTGTATTGGTGATTTGACCATTTTGTTGCTGGTCTGTGGTTGGATTACGAACCGTACCAGCGCCACGAGGCTTAAATAATTGAGACATCTTAGGCTCCCATTGGGGGTGTTGGACCAGCGGGCGGAGCGCCTGCGGGCATTGGGGGTTGTGCGCCCATTGGACCACCAGCGGGAGCTGGAGGAGGCGCGTTCATCAAACCAAGATTAGGAGGTGCACCTTGCATCATCTTTGATGCAGGAGTACCGCCACCAGCTTGAGGAAGATTTTGAAGAAGCTGCATAATTTCAGCTTGCTGAAGCTCATCAGTGCGGGCTTTCTTCTTGCCAACAAGCGCTGTGAGTGAAGATAAAGCCGACATGACCTTTTTACCTTCGTCGGTTTCAGATCCTAATGCCGGGAGAGTCTGCTCAAGAAGGTCAAGAGCCATGCTCACATTGACCAGAGCTGCTTCTTTTTTGCCATCTTTAGGCTCAGGCGTTGCCATTGGTGCTGACAGTGGAGGTTGTGACGCAGTCATAGGTACGCCGGTCTCTCCAGCGAGATCTGGAGCGCCGCCACCTTGCATTAAAGCCATAATATCTGCATCAGCCATTTAACACCTGTTATATGCACCAAATAACACACAAAATGTGTTAATTGTAAAGTGAGGGGTAGTTTTTTATTCGGTCCCGCCCCCCATCAGGACAGCGCAGTAAACGGGGCTAACCCGTTTATTAGTTAGCGCTTTGCCTTACGACCCTTGCGACGCATGAACGCCTCCATAGTTAGAATTAAGGATTGGGCGGATGAGCTTACCCCCCGAAGGGATTAGCGCTTATGCTTACGAGACTTACGAGCCATTGATGGCCTCCATACGTTAAAACGTCCCCAAAACTTTTTAATACCGCTTGCCGCGCCGTGAGCGCTTCATTGATTTGTACATTTGACACCTCAATAACGCCGTGGTTGGCGAGAATAGGATCGTATGTTTGTACCCGGCGTAGACTGCCGAATATTTGACACACGGTAATCCATAGTAGGGCTTTTCACGTCTTGCGTCAATTGTCGTGTATCTGCACGAGGTTGGTCACCAACTGTGACTTGTCCTTTAGCCATGTTTCTTATCCTTTGCGGGCATAGGCGTTACATTTCCGCCACCTTGAGGATGATTTTGCTCTGCTTTCTTAAGCCGTTCAAGAAGTTGTTGCTTCATGGGCGGATCGAGCAATTCGATCAGGCTTTCTTTGTCGATTGCGCCAGCTTTAAACATATTAAAGGCAAGGGAGCGCATATCTTCCATAAAGATCGGGCTGTTTGAGTGAGCGTCAACTTTGACCATATAATTCTTGGTAAATTGGTCAGCAATGAACGGCGTTCCATCAATATCTTTGTAATGAGTGTTGTCGTAAGCCTGAATTAGCTTCATGTAGAGAGACGACATCTTTTCCAAAGCATCTTCAATGTTAAGAGCACGCTTTTTAGCTCGGCTTGAGCCGAGTCGCGCAAGCTGGGAGGCGTGACCAGCAGATCTGACGCCTTGCTCGCCTTTTCCTGACAATACGTTGTTAATGCCTGAAGCTTCTTCAAACATAGCGTCAATTTGATCAAGTTGAGCATAGAGATCCTGAGGCAATTGAGGAGCCAAACGCTCGGCTTTAACGCCGGGCATATCAGACGACAGCAAGCCACCCGGACGATTAAGCGCAAAGTCTTTTTCATCCAAAATGCCTGTAAACCCTGACAAAAGGGTCGGCGGGGAGACTTGTTTTGACAAAAGCTCAAGAATTTCATTCATGCGCTGGTTGCGGGCGTCCTGCAAGAACATGAGGCGCGAGACTTCAGATTGGCCCCAGTAATAATCAGGCATAGGGTTAGGGCAAACCTGAATGAAAGGTGATTCGCCCTTAATGAACATTTCCTCATTGGCGCGGTCATAAATGACGACTTGAGGATCGGCTGTTGTTACGACTTGATAGTCTTGGGTTTCATCGTTCCAGACATACAATTCGCACATCTCAACGGTTTCTTCCTCAACCTTGGCCTTCATGCGGTTATAGCCGTAAAGGTCCATATTGACTGTGCCGTACATCGTGGGATCAACAGCCGAGAGCACAATACGATCAACGCCATCGGGCACATATTGAGGCTCATGCGCGGTCGTCTGAATCCGCCGCACAATTGAATCGCGGTTGGGATGGGCGTAAAGGCGAGCGTAGAGATCTGATTTGGTGATGTAATAAAAGTGCACAAAAGCTTCTTGCCGGTCGGTATAGGCAATGTCCTCGCGCAATACACCAAAATTGGCTGGATCAACATAGTATGGGTTAATTGTGGAGTTATGCACAATTAACTTTACAAAGGCCGAGTCATAGACCAATGACCATACGAGGGCTTGCTCAAACACGCGGTCAGCATTGGAATGATTCCATTCTTCGTTAAGTGCTTGAGATAGCCGAGGAATTTTTTTGTATTCAGCTTCAGGGGCCGACGCGCCGAGGTTAATGGTAAAGCGCGTTGAGTCGGCGGAATAAAGAAAGGACACAAGCTGGTCAATATGAGGGTAGATCTTGTTGTAAAGGGCCGGGGACTTTTCAGGCCCAGACCCAAATGAATAATAAGATCTCAATGACTGGTAATCGGCCCGACGTGTCTCACGAGAGGTCTGGCATTTGCGGATGAGATCGAGATAAAAATTTTCTCGGTCATCGAGATTTCTTGGGATTCTCATTTGATCTTCAAACCTTCAGGATCGCTAAATGTAGCCTTCGGATCAGGCCGTGGTCCGGTGGTCATATTAGCATCTTTTGGATTAAAGCCAACCTGTTCCCCTCGGACGGATCTGACAGCGCCGCCTGCCAAAAGATTTTGCATATTGAATCGGGCATCACCGCCCCAGATTGCGGCATCGCCGGCGCGGGGTTCACGGGGGTCAGGCTCGGCATTGTTACGCTTGAGATAACCTGTCTGGTGCTCGCCCTCGCGGGTCGATTTGATGTCGGTCATCTTATATTCGGCAGCTAAGCCGTTTAATGTTTTGTCGATATTTTTGGTACGTCCAGAGGTCCGTACTGATATAGGACGCAAGAACACCACGTCAATGTCCTCACAACCGTGTTCGCACCGAGGTTCCCATGAGTCGAAAAAACCATGACGGGGACATTTATAACTTCTGAGAATAGCCATTTTACTTGCCTTTCATTTTCTCGCCAAGCGAGGGTTGTGAGTAATCCGACTTGTTCCGTAATCCCACCTTCAGACATAGCTTGCCTCCTTTAAGATCAACTTGCATTGAACGTGCAATGCGTGGCTTGTTCTCCTGACGGTAGATGAGCTTACGAGTTCTATCTTTATTGTAAACCACGACAACTTCGCCTCTTGCCATGCGCTTGAGGCCGCGGCTGACACGGGTCTGAGTTTCGATGGACATTGGCAAATCTTTTTTAACAAAGACGTGCTTGAGGGTATGGACGGACATACCGCAGAGTTCAGCGAAGAACGTCCATGACATCGAGCGCTCAGGATCGGCTCTGTAGCGTTCAATCTGGGCGTAGATTTCTTTCTTTGGAAGTATGTCTTCAATTGCCATAGATGCCGAGCTTCTTAAGATATGTTGAAACGTTGCGACCGACGGACAATTGTTCAGGCGTATAGCTCTCTTGCTGGTGCGAGACCTTGCGCGAAATTTGACGCATGATGAGCTTTGGTTGGATCTGTTCTGCAAACGCAACGGCAGCAAGAGCTGATGCCATGACTCTGTCGTCCTTTGATCTTCCGGGCGCAGCAATGGTTGATCCGTCGCGTCGAATTGATTTCATTTCTTCAAGGAGTTCGAGCGAATGAACAATCATCATCTGACGTTCAAAATAATCTTTCATGTAGTTCATCATACGCTCTTTGGTTTGAGATGTTGTCTGAAAACCAATTGCGTTTGAAAGATTGCCGCCGATGGTGTCGTTACGACGCCAGATATAGTTTGTCATGTGCGAAAGGACGTCCATAAGGTCACGTCCTGTTTGACCGCCTAAGACTGCTGCTTGCCGTTTGAGATTTCTGAGTTCTTGTATGACAGCCTGTCCGGGGCCGTTAACTTCCAAATTGAGAGTGCTATTTTTATACGCTCCAGCCAAGTGAGCGATGACCCATGCGTACTGATAAGCATTAAGTTCGCTCGTGGCAAACTCCGCAACTTGATCCAACCCGTCTGCGTAACAGCGGTAGACTTGGATACAAAATCGATCTGCCCAGTCAGACGATCCATAAGCAGGGTCAGCTCCGATGACATAGTAGGCTGTGTCGATTGGTTCTTCCCAGACTTTGAGGGTTGCATTTTGAGGGTTGCTTTTGAGGACTTCTGTGTCTTGGAAGTTGGCCCCGAAGGCGTAGCGGTACGAGTCATACTTTTTGGATTTAGCGGTTTTAGCGGCATCTGTACACCTTGAGTTCGAGAAGAAATTAGATCCTGTCATCACGAAAGCATAATCTTCCGTGGGCGGAAATTCTTGATACATCAACGCATCATCTTTGATGCCTTCTTGCAGTTTCCATCGCCACCACGCTATTTGGCGCGAGTTTATTTCAAAGTTGTAGAGCTTCTTAATATCCCTGTGCCATTCTTTTTCTTCAGCGGTAAGACGCCCGTCCCAATAGCTTTTGTAGACTTCGCTCTCCGCCGGTACGGAGTAAAACTCATTACGCCACCATCCACAAAATATGGCGCGTTGCGTTTTGGCGGTTCGTGCTGTTTTGTACATATCGTGAAACATATTAAAACCACGAGCTGTGGATTCGAATATGTAGAGACGGTCAGGATTGGTTTCTGCAAGCGAGGCCAAGAGCGAGGCAAGTCCTTCTTCATCTCCCCAAGATGATGTCTCTGTACCGTGGAGAAACGTGATAGCTTTGCCGCGTCCCAAAGTTCCTTTCGAGCGTGTGCCTGCGACTTGATAAAAGAGCCTCGACCTATTTTTGAGAGAGAGCTGGTTTCGGTTATGCGCCAGCATCGGAATTTTATATTCTTTGGGAAGCCCGTCCATATAGTTCGCCAAGGTGGAGCGAAACATATCTCTGTTTTCTTCAGTGTCCGTTGTAAGTGTCCCTCCCAACCCCGGATTGGTAAAGTGCCAGTAGAGATCGAGAGCGAGGGAGATAGTTGTAATCCCCAATTGCCGACCCTTAAGGATAACGAAGAAGTGACAGTCATTTTCAAGTCCCTTTGCAATTTCTTCCATCACATATTTTTGCGTACCGAGAAGATGGCCCATTTTCTTCAGGCCCTGCTCTTTTGTTTCGATTTTTAATTGAGAGCAAAACTGGTAAAACTTTTTAAGATCAAATTTACTCATGCTTTGCCCCAGCTAATAATATTCCAAACGCGTTCATGCGCCCAAAACAAAAAGATCTTTGTAAAGAGTTCAAAAAAGGAAATCGAAAGGGCTATTTCAAATTTGCCGGTAATGACGAACGTCAAGATAAACGTATCGAGCGATCCCGTTATACGCCACGTCACGGCCTTGATAAGACTGCGATACGACTTGTCCATGTGTCCCCTTTAGATTTGGTTGCGGGAGCGTGAATTGCACACGCGATCTTCTGGTTATGAGCCAGATGAGATACTACTTCTCCACCCCGCGTTACTCACAATTGCGTGAATATAGCCATGATAACCATCACAGCGATCAGCACCATAACGCCTTCACAAACGTCTAGGAGAGCCTCCATATCCGCAGACCTCCCTCGACCTTGCGGCTGATGAACTTGCGACCACTCATCCGCGCATAACGCCATACCGCAGCCCTCACAGAACTTGCCTCAATCGCAAAGAAGTCATCGTCCGGTATCTCAACCATAAACGAATCCCCCTCCTCCATGTCCTTCAAAAAAGGAAACCGAGCCCCCGTATCAATCACAAGCCTATCAGGTATTGGTACGCCCTTCTCAATCATAACCATGTCTGTCCCCAACAGTATCTCTAAACTCTAAACATCAATCTAATACTTTTCAAGACAATATGGAAATTTTTTTTGGGGAAGGAGCATTGTGAGGGGCACACATCACACCCCCCCATGGACCATCTCTCAGGCCATTTCACACGCCTATTCTGTATATATATCACATAACACATAAACTATGAGTTATATCTATTATCTATACTATCTATAGGTATGTCGGTTGATTGCATGGACCCTTTTATAATAGCTATGGTTACAAATTACAGATTCTGTAACTTGTCAGAGCGCGGGGGGAAAGCATCTCACCGACTTATGCTTAAACTGAGGCTGAAAC